TTTGGTCACAGCCTTGTGCTTATCCTCTAGTTTAGCTATACGATCCTCTAACATATCTATAGCTTGTGCATGATACTGCTCAGTATCAGTCATCTCTCTTTGCCATTTACTGACTAATTCGTTTATCATATTCCAGCCCTTTCTTCTGCCATATGCTGTATTCTTTCTTCATCAGTTACTGATTCATGGTTATAGTGCCTTGCACTCCACATCTTTAGCTGTTTTCTGCCACTCTCAGCCTTGATAGCTGTGCCGTCAGTAACAACTAGTCCTTTTTCTTTTAACGCTTTGTAGCGTGCTGTAATCGTGCTGTATCGATATTCGGCTAAAGCATACTGTACCTGGTCGGATATACAGCCGTTTTCTCCGAATGAATCAATGACTCCAAGTACAATCTTTTCCATGCGAGATGCTTCAACTTTCTCTGCACTTTGATGGCTAGTAAAAGGATCAAGGTTTCTTCTAAGTTTAATTGGATTTGTCATTTTAGTTACTCCCTTTTCTTTCTGCTTCTTCTTCTTGTGTTTCCAATCCAACAAGATCAGCTATCTGATCAAGGGTTTCTTGTCCTGACCTACTTAATCTGTCGTAATCCCAGTACATTGAATCTACTTTTTCTTGTAATGTTTTCATTAATATATTCATGTTATAACTCCCATAGTTGTTTAGCTAGGTTGGTAATGTTTGGTCCATGTCTTTGTGCTATCTGCATCATGTCAGGTTGAACTAGTCCAGCTAACGCTTTCCATGAACCTCTGCTTGCTTTGAGTAAGTTCTGAGTAACTAACCAAGAACGTACTACGTCATCATAAGCTCGTTGCAGATTATCTTCTGTCATAAGCTCACAATTCGTTTCGTCTACTATGTTATAGCCTGATGCTGTAACAAATAACAAAGCTGGTTTTTCTCCAGTAGCTTTCCAGTAGACTGCTTGTTGCATAACTTGTTGTGCTGATGGTTCTGTCTTAGGTTTAGGTATACGCCAAGACCTAGTACCATCTTTCTTTGGTGGGTTTCTCATAGGTAGTGAGCATTTAAGGTCTATCTGTTTGCCACCACCTGAGTAATCTTGATACAAAACAACTGGTACATCTATCTTAGGTTCAATAAATTGCTTCATTGATTCTCCCTCGATACGATTAACACCGGTAAAATATTGTTGTAGTCCGTCAACAGCGTGCTTAATCATCTCCGGTAAATGCTCACGGAACTCTTCGTATTCTTCTGCATCTTTGCCGTTATCCCATGTCCTAGGATTGTATCCTTGGTATTCTGTGAGTGCATATCTGATAGCTTCATTGATATCCATCTCTTCTTGGACACCTCTAATTGGACTGTAGTTATGTAATCCCATTCTACAATCAACACCAGTTTGTACTTTGATTCCAGCTATAGGTCTTGATGCCATAGGAAAAGACATCTTATGTTCTTTTCTGAGGTAATGCTTGAGGATCATCTCATCTTTTGGTGCAGTTCCATTGCTTGCACTTTCATGTTCAATGCCAAAGTTTAATCTGTAATCAGGTATCTCAGCCATGTTGTATTCCTTTCAGTATGTGAGCTATAACATCTACTGTCCAACCATTGCCTATCATCTTGTATCGCTGCGTATTGGATACATGGTTAGTGTAGTTGTCAGGCATTGTTTGTAAGCGTTCACACTCTAGTGGTGTTAGCTTTCGCCAAGCATAACCAGATAAAGCCACCTTTGGTTCTCTGTGACCACCTTGCATTGTTGTTAATGTTGGAGCTTTCCCATCTCTTGAGTATACTCTTTTGATACTGTCATGTCCTTTCAAATCAGCACTACCAACTCTAATAAGTCCATCTTTAGATGTCGTAGGATTTTCTTTTGGAATTAACTTTTTTATGTATGTAGGTATCTGACCTTTATACATTGATGCAGTAAGGCAGTTTGCTTTAGGGTCATCTACTGATTTGACTTTATTTCCTCTTGGATCTCCTGACCAGGAATTTGCTAAGTAGTTTGGTATGTCTCCAAAAGGTAAGTCTTCAAGTATATCTTTAAGCATGATTCCTTTATCTTGTGGTTGCATTGTAAGAATGGGCACATACTTTTCTAAGTTCCAATCATATTTTGCAAGCCAATATAATCTGTTTCTACTTTGTGCAGACAACAGAGATGAGTTTATTCTTATAGGTTCACAGCCCATGTATTTAGATATAATATCTTGTGATTCCTTTGACATTCTCACATTCTCTAGCAATACATATTTAGGCAGTAGCTCATCTCTTATTCTTATGAAGTCAAAGAATAGTTTGCTTCGAGGGTCATCAAAATTAAGTTGCTTACCAGCAAAACTAAATCCTTGACATGGAGAACCACCCATCATCAAACCAATGTGATGATTGAAACTTCTATAACCAACTTCAGTTATGTCTCCTAATTGTATTGTATTTGGAAAGTTAGCTTGTGTTACTTGGATAGCGTACTTGTCTATCTCTGAAGCATAGTAAACATTTTCTTGCCCATCAAAAGTAATACCAAGTTTTTTTAAGGCTAACTGCCCACAACTTGCACCATCAAAACAGCTAAATACATTCATAGTTATTCTCCTTGCCTATTCTCGTAGTACTTAGTTATAGTTTTCAATGTATCTAATGCTTGCTCAAATGTTACTTTTTCCATTTGCATTTGCCCTACAATATCTTCTAACGATTCTAGTAAGTTGTCATATTCAGTCTTCATGTTAATCTCCACTTCTTTGCTATTGGTTACGATATTATTCTTTACAATCGCTACTGTCAACATATTATTTAAATATAATTGACAGGTTGTCAACACTTAATTATTATAACAGTATGAAATTAATCGACTACATAAAGAAGAATAAACTGACACAAAATAAGTTTGCCCTCAAATCAGGGTTGACTCGATCAGCTATATGTAGGCTCATAAAGTGTGAGAGGTTTCCAACACCTGACACAATGAACAAGATAGAGTTAGCCACGCTTGGTCAAGTAACTGCGAATGACTTTCTCAAACAGATGCAAGAGAGAATGATAGATGGCAGATAGTCGCAACAAAGGTGCATCTTTTGAGAGAAAGATATGCAAGCTCATCAAAGATAATCTTAACATAGATGCCAAGAGAAACCTTGACCAGTATCAATCAAAGGGTATGGCTGATATTATTATTCCTGGCTGGTCTATTGAATGTAAAGCGTATCTTAAAGGCACTACGTTTAAACGTGCTTGGTGGGAGCAAGCAAAGGAATCTGCTGCGAGTTTAAATCTGACTCCAGTATTGATATACAAATACAATAACTGTCCTATAAAATGTGTTATTTCTCTTGATGTCCTGTCGAGGAACTTTAATGCTGGGCATGATTTGGTTTGTGAAGTAGATATAGAAACATGGTTTTACATAGTGAGGGAAAGAGATGGATAAGTTTGAATTATTACAAAAGACTGCTGAAGTTATACAAGAACGTGGAGAAAGCTACGGCTCTATCGTAGATAATCATACTCGCATTGCTAAAATGTGGTCTGTGATACTAGATAAGTATGTAACAACTGAGCAAGTGGCTCTTTGTATGGTAGCTGTTAAGATTGCTAGATTGATAGAGACACCTGACCATGATGACTCATGGCAAGATATTCTAGGTTATGCCCTAGTTGGTTATGAGTGTGCTGATGCCAAGAAATAATATTAATTTAATTAGAAAGTATGCGAAGAAGTGCAAGACAAAAGAAAGATTTAAAGAGTTGGTTCTTTCTCTTAAGGTACTTGGCAATAGCAACGATCATATGGCTGAAGTTACTCTTGATGGTTACTGGGCTTACTATAATGAGCTTGAACCGGCTGAACAAAGAATGAGAGACGTTACTCGTTTTGTGCATGGTTATGTAAGTAAACATATCCAAGATAAATTATTTTCTTGACAGCTTTTTGCTCCCTCGTATAATCAGCTATGCTGACATAGCAAAGCCCTACGGCAACGATCAAAACATTGTTTTGTTTTCATAGTCTTAACGAATGTATGCTTTAATAAAAATAAAAAAAATATCTTAGTACTTATAGAAATGCAATACAGTATATCTATGCAGTACTGTACTGCATAGATATACTTACATAGATTTGCGTTTTTTAAATTAATCTAACCTCCTCACAAACACTACCAAATTGTTCTATGTCCTCTTGATAATCTGCACTGCCCTCTGCCCATAGTTCCTCTGCCTCTTTTTTAGATTTTGCTTGTACAATATGCTTTTCTAAGATTGTAGCTTTAACTATTATTTCATAAGTATTCATGTCTCTCTCCTATTTCTCGTCTTGATAAATACGTTTTGCTAGTATTGAAACAGTCTTTCCAACTGGTCTCTGTCCAGACTCGCAGTACGTTATCATTCTAATTGTTATTCCTAACATTTCTGCGAACTCTTTTTGAGTGTATTGGAGTTCTGTTCTGATAGATTTAAATTGCTCTTTTGTTAATTGCATGATAATTTCTCCTTACCTTTGCTAGGTTGTGGCGTTGCAATTTCATGTTTTGCAACGCCCTTTTTTTATTACCAATCTCTTTGATCTAAATCAAAGGTACGTCTCAAATCCCACATACTCTGTTCTAAGTTTCTTATGTCTGATAGATATAAGTCTTGGCACTCAAAGAGCATCTGTAGGGCTGAACTAAGATGTTTCTCAGTTTCTTTAATTGCTTTCATCTGTTCATCAGTAAGATTTTCAATGCCTTTTTTTCTTTTGATTTCTTTTGATTGAGACTCTGTTTTTTTCTTAGTCATTATTGTTTCTCCTTTGCTAGTTCGTGTAGTTCTAATTTCTCTTTTATAAGTGTCATTAATTTAAGCTGATCTCTTGTATCAAGGTCATTCAATATGAAACCAATTACTTTTTTATATTCTTTGCTAGTCATGTTATAGCCTTTCTCTTTGCTAGTTGTGCCATTATTGGCGTTTTAAGAGCCGTATGGCTCTATTCTTATCTTACACTCCACATATATATTTTATTGTGTCTTTCTGTGTCTTCTTCCTCGTTCCTTAAAATGAAATAACATTTAGTTAAAGGAAAACTAGACTTGTATTTTTCAAAGCTTTTAAATTC